TTATAATTGATTATATGAGCGTCGCTTCGCTCCTAGTAAGCAAAGCAACAGCTTCGATATGAAACGAGTAAACACTAAGTACGTTAACTCAACCTGTCTGTATGTGGGAACATATCCACTAAACTATTTAACGATAGCATATGGTTATCATTAAAAGGTATTATCTCGACAAACTGGAATTTGTCGAGATACTCAATATTATTATTTATGGCTAACTAAAATATTATATCCTTCATTTCTTTCTGTACTTTTATATGCATCAAATATGTGTTTTACTTTACCAAATTGTATATCAAACAATCGTGTTGATGTTTCATTAACATTGTATGGTATTAAATAAAATTTTTCTCCTCCACATTTTCTACGGACAGTATCAACAATATCAAAAGATCTCTTAATCAATATGTTATCTTCATAGTACATATTATTCTTATCTATGCAGTACATTTTATTCAAGTATGCCAATAATAAAGAAGATAGTTTATATACATGTGGCAAGTAATCAAATTGTTCTATTATCTCAATTTCAGTGTTTGATAAATTTTTAATACTGTTTCAAATGGGATTTCCTGTTGGTGATCGTTATTTACATGTGGATGATATTCAGCAAGATAGAGTAGGAGAGGAAGATGATATCTTACAAATCACAATGGATATTACATTTATGGATACAACAGGACGAATTGAAAAAATGAAAGAAGAAGGCATCATGATGGGTGATGTCTCATTAACAGTAGAAGTGGAGGATAAATAATGGCTAAATTAGGAATGCCTACAGTTGTAGTTAAATTTATTGAAGCTGGTATTGAAGCCATTCAACGTTCCCAACGTGGGATTGTTGCATTGATTTTAGAAGATACTAAACAAGTAATTGATAAATTAGCAACAAAAACTAATGGACATGAAGTATTACCAAATCCATTTTTGGTATATACAGTAGATGATATTCCAGAAGAACTATCTGATAAAAATAAGGATTACATCTTAAAAGCACTAAAAGGTTATAACAAACCACCTTTGAAAGTTGTTGTATATATGATGCAACAAGGTGGCGATAAAGCTGGTGCAGATAGATTCCAAGAACCATTAAAAGCAATGCTTACAGAACGTTTTGATTATTTAGCAATCCCAACAATTGAAACTGCTCAATTGGAGTATGTTGCAACGTGGGTGAAAACAGCACGTGAGAATAAATTCAAAAAAATTAAGGTAGTATTGCCGGGTTCTAATGCAGATTACGAAGGGGTAATTAATTTTGGTAACACTAAGGTTGTTACAGCAGATCGTGAGTATAAAGCAGCAGAATATACCGCACGCATTGCAGGCCTTGTTGCAGGAACAAATATGACACAAAGTGCTACATATGCACCATTAACAGAAGTCATTGATTGTGACCGCCATACTCAAGATGAGATGGATACAATGGTGAATGAAGGTAAATTCTTCATTTGGTATGATGGCGAAAAGTTTAAAATGAGCCGTGCCATGAACTCTTTGGTAACAACAAGCCAAGGTAAACTCGAAGGATATCAAACAATCAAAATTGTAGACATTATGGATATGATTTATGACGATATCAGAAAAACCGCACAAGATTCTTACATTGGTAAATATACAAATGATTATGAGAACAAATGTTTGTTGATTAGTGCAATTCTAGGTTATTTCAAACAATTGGAAAATGAACGATTGTTACAAAAAGATTACTCTACATGCGAAATTGATTGTGAAGCAGTTCGAACATACCAATTATCCCATGGCTTATTCACAAAAGAAGAATTGGCTAAAATGACAGATGATGAAGTTAAGAAATTGGATACTAAGAAAATCGTATTCCTAAAAGCAAAAGTAAGACCACTTGATGCAATGGAAGATATCCAATTACCAATTAATATTTAATAGGAGGAACACATGGAGAATTTTGCAGCGCAACAAGTAATGACAGGCTCTCATGGCCAAGTGTGGTTAGATGGTTCTTTGGTATCACAAGCTACCGCAGTTAAAGCCACAATTAAATTAAGCAAAGAAGAAGTTAAAAAAGCCAAGACAATGAGTAAACAATACAAATATGTTGGTTATGAAGGTACAGGCAGTTTAACTATGAACAAAGTATCTTCTTTGATGATTAGTAAAATGGCTGAAAACCTAAAAAAAGGTAAAGCTACTGTGTGCCAATTGGTAATTCAATTAGATGATCCTGATGCCAAAGGTGTAGAAACAGTAACCTTGTATGATGTAACTTTCGATTCTCTAGACCTTGCCAATTGGAAAGTAGGAGCACTTGTAGAAGAATCTGTAGACTTTACATTTACAGAGTTTGACGTGATTGATAAAGTGGAGGACTAATAGATGAGCAATATCATTGATAAGTTAATGGAAAAAGACCTAGATACATTAAAAGAGGCATCTAAAAAAGACTTAGAAATTACTCGATTATCTGAGGTTTTTAACGAACCGTTTACTGTTACAGTAAAAGAAATTAGTTATAAACGTATTGCAGACCTTCGTATGTTGGCTACTGAAGATGGTGTTGCTGATGAAAGTCAATTCTTACAATTTGTTGTAACTGATGGTATTGTTTCGCCTGATTTTGGAGCTAAAGAATTATTACAAAAATTCCAAGTGCCATCAAAACAGGCGTTATTCACTAAGCTATTTAAAGCTGGTGAACTTGAGCTAATTGCACGTGAAGTATTAGCTCTATCTGGTTACGGCGATAAAGCCATTAAGAAAGCAATCAATGAAGTAAAAAACTAATATATTCCGATGGTGATGTAAATCTTGCCTATTACATGTATGTCAATCATGATGTAATGCCATCGGAATTTCATAAAATGGGGCACGGAGAGCGTACAGTCCTCCGTGCTTTTATGATGCAAGAAATTAAGGACAGAGAGGAGGCGAGTAAAAAATGAGTGAAGTAATTGATTTGGTGATGCGGTTACATGATGGTGTAACATCCGTATTATCTGGGATTAATTCACAAATGGCTACAACTGCTAATATGGCAGATAGGCAAGGTCGATATCTACAGAATATTGGCAGAGGTATTAGCGGAATTGGTAATGCTTTAATGCCTGTATCTGCTGCTATTGTTGGCATGGGAGCCGCCTCTGTTAAAGCCTTTGTTGGGTTTGACTCCGCAGTAACTTCTGCTGGTGCAAAAGCAGGTGCAACGCATGATGAAATGCTTAAATTAAGAGATGTGGCAAAACAGTTGGGTGCAGATTTTCCTATAAGTGCTACTCAAGCGGCAGAAGCTATGGATGGTTTAGCTGCAAGTGGTATGAATGCTAGTCAAATTATGAGCTCATTACCATCAATTGTAGAAGCATCTGTTGCATCTGGTGAAAATCTAGAAACAACAGCAGGGATTGTATCGGGTGCATTAAATACATGGGGATTACAGGAAGGTAATGTAGCAGAGAATGCAACACGAATGGCCGATGTAATTCAAATGGCTGCAAATAAATCACGTTTAGACATGGTTGGATTTGGCAATGCGATCCAATATGCAGGTGCTCCAGCGGCTGCATTAGGAATATCTGTAGAAGAATTATCTACATCATTAGCTATCATGAGTAATAACAATATTGAGGCATCAACGAGTGGCCGTGCATTACGCATGATGTTAAGTAGACTAATAGACCCTCCAAAAGAAGCCGCAGAGGCATTACAAAAGTTAGGAATTGCTACTACAGATTCACAAGGAAAATTTATTGGTCTTGGTAAAGTGTATGATCAATTACGAACTAAAATGCAAGGACTAACTGAAGCTGAAAAGTTTAAATTAGCAGGTGACATTGCGGGCACAGAATCCACATCGGCATTACTTGCTGTATTGAATACTACAAAAGAAGCATACGATGATATGCGTAGTTCAATGGATTCTGCAACAGGCTCGTCTAAAGCACAAGCAGATATTATGAAGAAAACACTGCTAGGGTCATTTAAGGATTTAGAAAGTAAAGTAGAGGCATTGGCCATTAGCTTTGCAGATGTATTGCAGCCTAGGGTAAAAAAGGTGGCTGACACAATTGGCAATTTAGCAAAATACTTTACTGATTTAAGTCCAGCAATTAAAAATACAGCAATTGATATTGGTATAAGCATTGTAGGCTTTACTGCTTTTACAAAAATACTAGGACCTATTACAAGTGGCATTGGCTCTTTGATGCGGACATATGCAAATATCGGGAAAGTATTAAGAGGACAAAGTATTAACAATAAGTTGTTAGAAGTATCTGTTAAAGGAATTGCAAGAGCCTTTAGTGGTATTGGTAGCGTGGCTATGAGGGTATTACCTATGATAGGTAGATTAATACCATTAGTTCTTACTGGACCTGTAGGAATTGCGATAGGAGTAATTGCTTTATTAGGGCTAGCAATTTATAAAAACTTTGACAAAGTAAAATCAGTATTAGAAGGTATAGGACAATCATTTATAGGATTTGTAGGAATAATAAAAGGTGCAGTTAGTCGAATTGTTACTGCTTTACAGCCAATAGTCTCAAGAGTAGCTAGCGCATTTGGTAAACTAATTAGTCAAGTGGCTACATCATTTGGTAGGATTTACCAATTAATGTCACCTTTCTTAAATATTATTTTTACTGTTGTAAGTAAGGTAGCTAAAGTATTGATTGGTGGACCGCTTGCAGTAGCATTAGGGGGATTAGTAGTAGGGTTTAATGTAGCTATTGCAGGAATTACAGGGATACATACATTTGCATTAACTGTAATTGAAGGGGTTGTAAATGGAATTACAACTGTATTAAGTGGTATTACAGACTTTATTGTAGGAGTATTTACAGGGAATTGGAGTATGGCATGGAATGGTATCGTTCAAATCTTTGAGGGAATTGTTATGCCAATCAAAAGTATATTTGATGGAGTTATTGCAGGTATTAAAGCATCAATTAATAGTTTGATTTCGGCAGTCAACGGAATTTCAGTAGATATTCCAGACTGGGTACCGGGTGTTGGTGGTTCACACTTTGGACCATTAAATATCCCTTTGCTATATTCTGGTACTGATAACTGGAAAGGTGGCCCTGCCATGATTCATGATCGTGGGGCTGAAATAGTAAATTTACCAAGTGGAGCTCAAGTAATACCTCATGCACAATCTTTAAATAGTGCATATAATCAAGGGAAACGTAGTTCATCTGG